GATCGTCGGTTCAAGTCCGACCGGCTCCATTGGCGCGATGGCCGAGTGGAAAGGTATCCGACTGCAAATCGGAGTTCGCGGGTTCGATCCCCGCTCGCGCCTTGCTCCGTAGCTCAACTGGTAGAGCAGGCGGCTCTTAACCGCAAGGTTCCGGGTTCGAATCCCGGCGGGGCAATCAGCGTCTCCAGCGGCGGCCGGGATCAAACCACTCAAGGAGGCCAAGGATCAACCCGGCGGCCGCGATGAATTCGAGGATGCCTCCCATCAGTCGCGCGCCAGCATCTTGTCGAGTTGGCGCCGCTCGTACCGAAGTTCGCCGATGACATCGCGCATCGGCAGATCGAACTCCAGCGGGAGGTCATGCCAGGCGACCATGCCGATGTAGGACCGCAGTGGGGCGGCCGCGTCCGCGCAACGGTTGCGGTGATACGTCAGCCGCTCCTTCCGCTGGGGCGTCCGGCGGCGGGCATACCGCTCCCGACACTCGGCGGCCGCCTTCGCGACCGCGCGACCAGCGTCAATGGCTTTCTGTAGCTGCTTGTCGGTGGGGCGATCTTGCATTTCAAATCCATTGTAGCAAGGCTCTGCGTCACTTACGGCCACGCACTGATTCGTTTGTTTATCAATTTCGAGACAAAAGATCGCGTAAATTCGGCGCAAACCCGCTCACAAAGCCAAATAATGAGGGCCAAAGCCCAAATTTTCAGCAAAATTACCTTACGCCCGCAAACCGGCTCATAGAGCCAAATTCCAATGAAAAATCCGAATGTGCTAAGCTCGGGCCTCGCAGCCGCCGCTGGGCGGCAGCAGCGGCCCGACAGGCACACGCCCTTCGGCCGCCAAAAGAAGTAACCCCACCAGCCTACATCCTTGGCCGCCCATCTTGTTCCACGGCGCTGCGGGGCGTTCCGGCGCCGATGGCGACGCCACATCCTTGCGTAGTGTGCTATACGGGAGGCGGTTTCGCTGCTAGACTGGCTCGCAGATGGCAAGCCCGCTTACCACCCTACGCAGCGCGCTCTCCCTGGAGGGGAAGGCCGCATCGGGCCGCGCCATCATTCCCGGCTCGCGTAAGAGTGCGCCGGAGATTTACGGCGCGCAGATGGGGCGCACCGGCGGCTCGCGCTTCGCTGCCTCCTCCGCGAAGCGGCAGCTCGAAGCCTATGGCTCCGGCACGGATAAGGCGATGGATTGGGTGGCCGACTGCATGGGCGTCATTGCCGAGACGGCGGCGCACGCCGACTGGCACCTGGAGGACTACGAAGGTAACGTCGCCCCACGCTCCCGCGCCGAAGCGGAGAAGGGCGCCCGCCTCGCGGACCCCTGGCTCGTCCAGCTTCTGGAGGAGCCGAACGGCTATCAGTCCTGGGAGGAAGTCATTGAGTTGTTCGTCATCGACCGCTACATCACCGGCGACGGCTTCCTCTACAAGCGGGGCGACGATGGCCAGGGGCGTCCGCTCCAGCTTCTACGGCTCCCGCCCCAACACGTCGATGTCGTGCCCGGCGACGCAGGCGAACTCATCAAGCACTATGAGTACAAGGCGCCTGGCAAGGTTGCCATCCAGATTCCGCCAGAGAAGGTCATCCACTGGAAAGGCCCGAACCCCCACGATTCTTACCGCCGCGCCGGGATCATCGCAATGGGTCCGCGGGTCTTCGATGGTGAGATTGCGCTCTCTGACACCAAAGCCAGTTACTTCGAAAACGGCGCCCGCCTGGAGGGCGTATTGGAGTCTGACCAGGCGATTTCCGAGTCCAACGCGGCGAAGCTGCGGCGCCAGTTCTCCGGTGTCTACGCGGGTGTCAAGCAGGCGTTCCAGGTTGCCGTCCTCGGTCGCGGCCTCCAGTACAAAGAGATTCAGTCCAACGCCAAGGACGCAGAAATTGCGCGGCTTTCTGACCAGAGTCGTGATCGCATCTTCGCGATGTTCCGCGTCCCGAAGATCATGCTCGGCCTCAGCAGCGAAACCTCCTCGACCACCGCCCCCGCCGAAGAACGCCGCAACTTCGACAATAAGCGGATGCGGCCGATCCTCAACACACTCCAGAAGCTCCTCACGCGGGAACTGACCGCCGACTTCGGTCTCATGCTGAAGATCGACTACGAATACCAAATGCCCATCGAGGAGCAGTTCAAACTGGGGGGCGAATTCGCGAAAATTCCGGGGGTTATGGTCAAGGAGGTCCGCCGCCAGTTCAACCTGAAACCACTCCGCGACGAAATGGAAGATGAGGCGAAGGCGAAGGAGATAGAAGAAATCGTCCTGAACATGCCCGACCCGCTGGGCGCCGACAAGGGCGGAATCCCGGACCAACCACTGCCTGGCGAGCCGGGCCGCCCGCCGAAGCCGGAAAACACGCTGCCGCTGGATGCGGCCGTCAATGGTTGACGAGTTCATCGTGGCAGCCGAAGACGATGAGGACTACTTCGCGGACTGGCTCGCTAACGGTGACGATTGATGCTAGTGTTGTGCTCGTGATTGATGTCCTCGATACGATCTTCGGATTCCGGCGCCGGTTCCGCCCGCGCCCGATGACGCTGGCGGGCGCCTGATGGCTACCCGCGGCCGTCGTAAGCGGAGGCGTTCCACCAACGCCGGGAGCGCCGTTGGCGTGAAAAGGCATTCGCGGTCCCCGCGCGGCTCGAATCGTGGCAAATCCAAGGTGCGGGTAGATTCGTACCGTCGCGGCACGCCTACGAAGCGGTAAGCTACTTCTTGCCGCTCTAGCCCAACTGGCAGAGGCGTTCGCTTCAGAAGCGAAAGGTTGCGGGTTCGACTCCCGCGGGCGGCATTGGGCCGTAGCGTAGCCTGGTAGCGCACTCCGTTCGGGGCGGAGAAGCCCGAGTTCAAATCTCGGCGGCCCGATTGACGTTGACGATACACTGGCGCTGGGCCTGACAGTTTCGGCGGCACGTTGACATCGCCAAGGCGACCGTAGTCCGCGATCTGGGTTCGACTTGCTATAATGAACCCATGCCTTACGCCGATAAAGAGCAGCAGCGAGAGTTTCAACGGCGCTGGAAGAAGGAGCAGCGGCGCAAACATAAGGCGGCGGTTTTAGCGCTCCTTGGCTCTAGGTGCTCGGTGTGCGGAAACGATGATGTCCGTGTCTTAGAACTTGACCATATCGTTCCGCTCAAGAGAAACCGCACCACCAACGTGGCGGCCGGGTTTAACGGCACTGAGCTTTGGCGGCGCGTAGCAAAGGGCGACATTAAGGATGATGAAGTGCAGTTGCTGTGCGCCAACTGCCATGCGATCAAGACCGCCGATGACCGGCGGCATTTTAACCCTGGCGGCCTGGCGCCGTGATAAAGTTGACTCGGGCCTGACAGGAGACGGTCGCTTGACAGCCTAACCCGCTGCGACGACGACCCCAGTTCGAATCTGGGCAGGTCCACTCCAGAGTGGTGTAGGTGGCAGCACGTTCGGCTCTGAACCGTGAGGCGTAGGTTCGATCCCTACCTCTGGATTGACGCCTGCGGTAGACTGGTTGTGGGCGTGTAGCTCAGTCTGGCAGAGCAGCTGCTTTGCAAGCAGCGGGTCGCGGGTTCGAATCCCGCCTCGTCCACTCACGAACCGAGAGGAGGCGCATGGAGACGCTGTTTTGGGATGATGCTTGGAGCCACGAGGACTACGAGTGGCCAGTCGTCTCGAACCCGAGTGCGGAGGCCGTGGACGCGCTGAGCAAGACGGTCGTCACCCTCGGCGGCCGCGCAGTCAAGGAAGCACACGCCGACCGCAGTATCACGATGGACTTCGAGAATCGGGCGGTCCCCGGCACGCGCATTCGCAAACAGGTAGGGCGCACTGAATGCCGCCGCCGTGCCCAGATCATGACGCCGGTCGCGCCAGACACCGAACCGGCCGCCGACACGCCGCCGCGGGCGAATTCTGACCCACTGAAGATGTGCATCGTATGCGATTCCGTTCATCTATGGCCCAACGCCGCCGCGGCGCTGGCAGCATGACGCTCTAAATCCGCTACACTGCGGAGCATGAAGAAGGGCCTCCGGGACTTTAGCGCGCAGCCGACCGACATTACTGTTTCGTCCGTTTGGACGCCACATATTGTTTCGGAGGCTGGCGGCGTTCGCGGGCTACCGTGGGGAATGCTCGGAAATGACAAGTGGGGAGACTGCTATTGGGCTTCCGCTGCGCATGAGTTTCAGGCAATTCGGCATCGCGTCGGGGCGGTGCCGCGCTTCGATTACGAGGGCGTGATGGACACCTACGCCACTTATCTCGGCTTCTCTAACCGCTCCGGCCTAGAAGGTGATCCAAGCGCTGATCAGGGCACTGATGCTCGCGAGGGCGCGAAGTTTCGGCGCCAGCACGGCGTCGCTGATTCAACTGGACACAACCACTATATCGGCGCTTACGCCTTTGAGAATAATCCGCGCGAGCTGCCCGCCCTGATTGACGCCCTCGGCGCTGTCACCGTATGCGTTGAATTGACTGCGCAGTGCGAGGCAGCATTCGGCGCGGCTGAACGTGAAGATCATGACTTTGTCTGGCAGGGCAGCGGCCGCGTCATAGGTGGGCATGCCGTCAGCGGCGTATATTGGACGCCTGAAGGGATTGGAGTTGTCTCTTGGGGTCGCGAGGGCGTTATAACCTACGACTACCTAGAACGCTATATGCAGACGGCAGTTGTCTACTTCACGCGCGGCCAGCTTGAGCCAAATTTCAACGAAAAATCCGTCACGCCAGCGGGCCTTGACAAGTCCAAGCTACTGGAGCTGGTTAAGGAAGTTCGCGGCGCATGAAAGCGCAGGCCCCATTTCAGTTTGACTTCGCGCTCGACGCGGACTCTCGCGTCGAGCTGGACGGGAAGGCGCTCCGCATTGAAGGATACGCTGCTGGTTTCAACCGCGACCGGGAGAACGAGGCGTTCGAACGGGGCGTCTTCGACAAGGGCCTCGAAAAATACTTCGCGCGCAATCCGATCCTCTGCTATCACCACCACACCGACCAGGCACTCGGCGTGGTCGAGGAGGCCAAGCTCGACGGGAAGGGCCTGTTCGTGAAGGCCCGCTTGGACGACCCCGAGCCGGGGACGCCGCTGGCTGACGTGTACAACAAGGTCAAATCCGGCACTATCAAAGGCTTCTCTGTCGGCGGCCTTTTCAAGCGCAAAATGACCCCCAAGGGTCCGCGTATTCATGAGGCCGATGTAGCCGAGATTTCCGTGACTCCCGTGCCGATGGAACCCGGCAGCCTATTCGCTTTGGCGGGCAAGGCGTTCGGGACCGACGATGACCTGGCAGGCGCTCTCGCTGCACTGGAGGAGTTCTCCAGCGCGCTCGACCTATTGGAGGGCAAGGCGTACGAAGGCGGCTACCTTCGCCGCGAACGGCCGACGATCAATTCACCCGGTGACATCGCCAAGGCGGTTGACCGGGCGTGCGGCGGCGTCGAGGAGGAAGAAGCCCTCCGTGAATACCTAATTCGCGAGGCAGAAGCCCAGGACTGTATGAACCTAATCCCAGATGAATGGCTACTAGAAGGCAAGGCTGTTTCCGCCAAGAAGCGTCAGGAAGCCACGTACCACTTCGACGGCACCGACAAGTTCCCGATTTCCAACTGTCAAGATATCGCGAACGCGGTATCACGTTCGGGGTCTAGTACGGAGGATAAAGCGAAGGTCCGCGCTTACATCATCAGTTGTGCGAAGAAGCTCAACTGTATGGGTAAAATTCCGGCCGACTGGCTTAACTAAGCCGTTTCCGACGCCCCCGCGGGTGCCCATTTACGAGTGTGGTACTATGCGGCACATGGACTTCACCGAGCAGATTACTGCCCTCACCGACCGCGTCGGAGAGCTTTCGGCCAAGCTGGAGGGTAAGGCCCTCGACGAGGCTGCTCTCGCCGACATCAACACGCAGTTTGAGACGCTGACCGGAGAGGTCGCGGACCTGAAGACTCGGGTCACGGAGGGTGCAGATGAGCTTGACGGTAAGGCCGTCGCCGACGCGCTCGCGAAGTTCGATGAGCTGACTCCTGAGCTGGAGCGCCTGAGTCAGGCGCGCGAGGCAGAGGAAGTCGCCATGGAGCGCAAGGCGCTCATTGAGCATGTTGAGACGCTGGGTGGCGCCGTCGAGAAGGTCGCCGGGAAGGCACTTCCGACTAGCTTCTTCCACTCGCAGTCCGGCGGCGAGCCGGATGTCTATGGCGAAGATGGAGAGTTCTCCTACTTCAACGACGTGCGGCGCGCCCGCGATGGCGACACTGTCGCCCGGAAGCGCATCGACGACTACTTCGAGGGCAAGGCTATGGGCGAGGGTACCGATTCCGCCGGTGGCTTCCTGGTCCCGCCGGAGGTCAGCGATGAGCTGATCCCGCTGCGCGACTCGGTTTCCGTCCTACGTCAGCTATTCACCAACCAGCCCATCGAGAGTGACACCATCCGCTTCGTCGCTCAGGACTCCGGCCTCGCAGTCGCGTGGACCGCAGAGTTCGCGGAGAAGATCAAGAACGACCTCAGCTTCTCGGAGTTCGAGGCGCACGTCTACACCGCAGCCGGGCTGGCGACGGTGTCAAATCAGCTTCTGAAGGACGCGAAGTGGGACGTTGACCGTCTCATCACTCGCGACCTCGCCAAGCGCTTCGTTGCCCTGGAGGAGCAGGCGTTCATCAATGGCTCTGGCAACGGCCAGCCGCTGGGCATCATGAACACGCCGGGCGTCATCCCGATCCCCTTCACGGCGGCTTCCCCGAAGCAGATCGAACTGCTGGACAAGATCAGCGACGGCATCACTGAAGTCCAGACGAAGTTCCTCGGCTTCCCGGATGCCATCGTCATGCACCCGCGCACTTGGGGCTGGCTGGCGAAAGGTCGCCTCGAAAACGAGTCGCTGATTCTCGGCTCGGGCGCCGCAGGGACGCCGCGTAAGCCGAACGAGCCGATCCCCGGCTACAACGGCGGAACGCTGCCCCGCGGAGAACTGTTCGGACTGCCGGTCTACTGCACGCCGAACGTCCCCACCAACCTGGGTGACGCGGCGGACGAGAGTGCCGTCATCGTCGGCGACTTCTCCCAGGGCCTGGTCCTGGACCGCGAAGGGATCGTCACGGACACCAGCTCCCACGTCTTCTTCACCAGCAACCAGACCGTGTTCCGGTCGGAGGAGCGCCTGGGCTTCACCGCTGGCCGCTACCCCAACGCCTTCGCCGTCATCCAGGGCGACGGCCTGGTGGACCACTAAGGAGAACGTAGACTTATGAGCGACGAACCAACCTACATCCTCGATACTCCGGTGACGGACATCACCGGGACCGACGAGGCCCAGAAAGTCCAGGTCAAAAACGCGGAAGGCGGGACGTTCACTCTCACCTTCGACGGTGATACGACTGCTCCCATCGCGTTTGACGCGACGGCTGGGGCTGTCGAGGACGCACTCGCCGCGCTCAACAACCTGGAGGCCGATGAGGTCGCCGTTGCTGGGACGCTTGCCGAAGGCGCGTCTGTCACGTTTAGCGGCGCCTGGGGCGACCAGGACGTGCCGGTACTGACTGCCGACGCGACGGCACTGGTAGAAGAAGACGAAAAAACCGCCGAAGTAGTCATCACGACCACCGTCGCAGGCGCGGGTACCGCAGTCCAGCGCGGAACCGGCGATGCTGACCGTACTGGCGAGGTCAGCCCCCTATCAGGTAGCTCTCCTACTGCCGACCGTGAAGCGAACGGCGCCAGTTACGGCGACGCCTAATTCACCTTCCCCTATCCACCCTCTACCACCGGCCGCCTAGTGCGGCCGGTTTACTTTAGGTGATAGACTGCCTTCATGAGCTTGTCAAACTTCGAGGAGAACAACCTCGCCAAGGCGTGGAAGGACGAAGCCCCGACCAAAGCGGCGGGCCTCTACGTGAAGCTCCACACCGGAGACCCCGGCGAGGACTGCACGGCCAACGCGGCGACCGAAGCGACCCGCGAGGCGATCACCCTCTCGGCCATCGAAAACGGCACGGTGACGAACACCGCTGTCCTCGAATGGGCCGAAGTCTCCACCACGGAGGAAATCACCCACGTCTCGGTCTGGGACGCGGTGACCGAAGG